AAAATTGGTTTGAAACTGTGTTAAGCGCATCTAGTGCCTCACTGATATTAATTCATAATCATCTATGACTTGCGTTGACCGGCCACGGCCGTCAATATTCATAGCCTTGCGCATTTCTCCACCACGTCCATTTTCCGATGGGGATCCGTAGGCTAGTGCGCGATAGTAATCCGCCTTTGCAGTTTGATCTGTTATGATAATGGCCAGTTCAAAAGCCATAGCTAAACGCAAGAGGCGAACAAAATAAGGCGGCATTTTGGCCTCGTTTACGGTAGCCTGGTAATCGATGTAAACAGTTTCCAGGTTAGTAAACACCTGGTCGCCGTACACTTCCCACCCATATCGCAGAGGCAATTCATTGCTGCTATTAGATGCAAATATTGCCAAGACCCCGGAAAGCATATCGCCGGGCATTTGATAAGCATACTTCCATTCATTTGTTGGGGCGGTAGACAACCTAGCCAGTTGCGTTTTCTTAATTGAGAAAGACCATTGATATGTGCTTAGAATGGTATCTCTTAAATCTGGGTACAGTCGGTCGCAAGCCTGGGCAGCGTCAGTGCCTTCTGTAAACGAGGATATAGGGGCAGCGCCCAAAGCAATCAGCGCATCTGAGCAAATTGAAAGAGCCGTGTCTCCAGTAGCCATAACACCTCCGGGTTTAAAAAGGGGCCAGTTTCCCGGCCCCCAGGGGAGAAATTAATCGCCGTCAGTTGCGGCCAGGGTAGTCCCATTCGCAACATCAACAACGCCAGACGCATTTGACAAAACTTGTGTCAACGTCGAAACGCGAGTTCCGCCTGTGGACGTTACACAATAGATTAAGTCGCCAACCTCTAGCGTATCAGAAAGGCTATTAAAGTAACCCTCTGTATTTACGTCAGCAATCGTATCGGCAGTGCTATACGAATACATAACAGGAGCATTGCCCCGCTTCGCATTGCCGCCGATAGCTGCCCAACCTGTTGAAGAAAAAGCCATGTTTGATCTCCTTACTCAGTACAGCTAATTTTTACGATGCCATCATCATCTATGGCAACACTGCCCGCAGAGAACATAGAAGAAACAAGGAACGATGTCTTTTCTGGAACATAGTTCACTTCTGACTTTTGCGCCATGCTTTCGGCATAGCCCATGCTGTCTTTGTGCCAGGCAAAGCATGAACGAGTTGACGGCTTTGGAATGCCACCCTCGTCACGATCACCCATAGTGATGATATTAAAGCCCATGAACGATGAAACCTCACCGCGCACAAGAGCTTTTACAGTCGCAAAATCGCTCGATGTTACGGATGTTTCACTCAGCAAACTGTCTAGCTGTGAAGCGTGCATAAGCAAGTGGCGGCCTTCGGCGGGAACGTTCTTTTCGTTCATTGCCTTTGCGGCTGCGCGAAGCTTCGCAACGTTCATGTTAGTGCCAGATCCGCCAACAGTTGTTGCAACAGTTGATGGTGATGCCGCAGCATCCAACGCATCGATGCAAAGCTGATCCATCCGGCGGGCGATTGCTTTAGAAACAACCTCAACCAACTCTCGACGTTCATCGAAATTGACATGAGACTGATGGAAGATATCTGAATATTCGCTAGCGATATAGTCAGACATTGTTGCAGTCACCTGGCTATAGGTGACGTTTAACGGAGTTACGTCAGTTTGGGGAACCCGAACCTGGGCAACGCCTTTTCCGATTTTTGGAAATTTAACTGTATTTCCTTGCACATTTGCGCGTGAACGCATTGTGCCGCGAAGCAGTGCTTCGCCTTGGTAAGCCTGTTTTACCTCTTGGTCGAAGAGGGTTACAAAGGCCGTTGTGATACTCTGCGCCATAGCAGAAGCCTCCTATTAAGGTTTCTTTTAAAACGCTTTCCGTTGGCCGATGTAATTCGGGCGGTAGCTTGCGCGATGTGGCCGCGCCACCAGTGGGTCCACCACATGAAGGGGCCGCGCAGCGGTTAGCCCTTCCCCCCCATATACACGCAAATTTTAATTATTGCAACAACATCTAGTTGTTTGCAGCTAACCACTGTCTTTCTATCTTGCTGCGCCATGCGTGATCTGTCTGCCATCGAGGATCAGCTATAGCTTGCGCCAGGTCATTTTCGCTCATTTCCGGGGCTGCTACCACCGGGGCAGTTGGGATCCCTTCGTTAGTGTACCCTTGAATAAACTTTGTCATGGCATTGATCGTGTCGGCGCTGTTTAAGCTTATCGCCAGGGCTTCCCTTTCTGCCTGGTTAAGATTGGCCTTTGTTATGTGCCGCTCCAGGAACGATATTTTTTCCGAAGCCCTTTCGCCAAGTTTTTCCATTTCCTGGCTATAGTCGTAATCTATGGCTTCTTGGTTTTCTTGAGAGCTTTCCAAAACATTTCCGGCCAACTCTTCAAACGCTTTTTGAGAGATGCCATATTTTTTAGCCCACTCCTGGTAAGCCTGGACAGTCGGATCCTCCATATCAAGACCCCGATCAACCAGATCTTGAACCTCATAATCACCTTCCGGCGCTTTATGTTTGCCAGACTTAAACGCCTTTTCAAGTTCCGCGTAACTTTTTGCAAGTTTTTCAACATCAGGTCCGTCCTCGTCCCAAAACTTCTCTGGATAATAATCAGGCCGATCCATTGGCTCGGTATCAGCATCATTAAACGATGCGTCCTCTTGATCCTCTGTTGGCCGTATTTGTATTGGAGCCTCTTGTTGCTCCTGGGTTTCCGGCTCTGGCTGTAAGTTTACCAGGTTTTCAGTTGTTTCTGTTGGCACTGCTTGTTCAGACATTATTGCTCCTAATCACCCGCCTCTCGATCAGGCGAACCAACTCCGCCATGCCAGTTCTGACAAAGCCGTGACTTGGATCCTCGCCTGGATACCAGGACGGTTGCTCTATTGTTATCTGCCTCAGATGATGCAACACCTTTTGGCCTTCCTCAGATTTAAAAACCCTTCCATATAAAATATCCAGGTCGTCCGCCTTTGGCGGTTCCGCGAATGCTTGGCTTATTCCTTCCCATCCATCCGGTGCATTCATTGCAACGCCCCCGCAACAGTTTCATCTGTGGGCATTTGTTGCTGTTGTTCCATCATAGCTTGCTGCATTTGCTGCATCATCGCTTGCTGTTCCTCTGGTGTATTTAGAACCCTTTGGTCGATACTCATCTTTTCTGCAATAAACGCCAATGTTTCGGGAATGTTTACAACAGTCTGCCCCATCGGGCCAAGTGAGTTTGCAATTTGCATAAACTGGATAAGCTGATTTACTTCTTCCATTTTAGGCGCTTCGGCCAATGGCGACACCGGGGAAATCTTTAACTGAACACCATTTACCTTTAGGGGCATATCAATCAAGCCCTGCCGGTCTAAAACAAAAAGTATCCTGGCAACGAGCGGGTTCATAATTTCCGTCATTAAGCGGCCAAACGCAGACCCCAGGTTTGTAGCTAATTCGCGCTGCCTTTGAGCAATTTCCGTTGCGGATCTGGCCGACATTGTATCCGGCGGCAAAGTATCATCCATCAAAACTTTTTTGATGTTTACTCTTAGATCCTGGATAACAATTTGCGTTGTGTTAAAATCCCCGGCTTTAGGCAATGGGGCAAGTGAAGCGCCTTGCGGCCCGCCATTGCGGGCAACCGGGATAACAGCACCAGGCTGTATTTTTATATTCTGAGGATTTAACACGCCATCATCTGCCGCCAGGTAAACGCCAGATATAGACAAGCTTGCGTTTTTCAAAACAAGTTCGATTGTCTTGTTTAAAGTTTTAATGTCACTGATGCAGTCACACAAAGGCCCGCGTCCGTAAATTTCTCCGGCGGTTTTGCTAAACCTGGCAACAATAAATGGGCTAGATTGCATTTCTCGATAGACCAATTCCTGGCTTTTTTCCGGCCAAATGACATGGTAATGATATCGGCCTGTTTCCTGGTCAAAGATAACAGCATCGAAAAGATCTAACTCATCACCTGGCTTGCGCTCGATCCTGTCAGCCAGGTCCGGCGTAATCACAATGTCAGGAAATTCACGGCTAATAGCCTCGGCCTTGACCCGCATCTTACGATAAACGTTGTCAATGGTTCCGTTTGCGCCTTCCTCGATGGCCACCAGGTATTGCGGTATGGCCAGGAACCTAACCGGCGTTACCTCATCGCCAGGCGTAACCATCATAACGGCAGTACCTACGCATAGATCTAATAGAAATTCACCCATCGCCAGGTCAAAGCTTGTTTGGCGCAACTGGTCAAACATGATATCAATGTAGGCATCCAGGATCTTCTGCGCTCTTTCCCTGTCCTGGCGCGGGACTGCAACCCCTGGCTCCAGGCGACACCATTTTCGGTTTGGTGGGAACAGGCCAGACTGTAATCTGTTGGCAAATCGCTTGGTTGACGACATGGCAGTGCTGTCAAAAACCCTTTGCATCTTGCCTTTGCCTGGGACTTTGCCCTCATAGTATCCGTTATATAAATTCCTTTGCGGTAAAGCGAATTCGTAGCAATCCTCATAGATTGAACGCCATTCATCTTTCCTTGCCTGGGCCTTTGCTTCCCGGCCGACAACCTCTTTGATCGAAAGTTTAGGCATTAGCTTTATTCCTCTTGCTTATCGATGCGGCCTTTGACCTGGCATCCGCTTTAGATGATGCACCCCAGGCGCGAAGCGAAAGCAGCAAGCGGGTGGGTTGGCCCTTTGCATCCCGCTCCGGCCCAGGGTTCCCCGCCATACGAGCCAGGAAGGATGCCCGGCGGGGGTTATCGCCTTTTTTTACCGGCGGCTTGAGGTTTGACCCTTTCCGCTTGTAATAGGCGCGTCCTTTTTCGTTTAATCCGCCTTTAGGATTTTGATGTGCTTTTTTTGTCATAATAGCCTCACGCTATATTTAGCAAAAGCTTGCGCGTCCTGGCCGTTTTTTCGCCCTTTTCGCGCTCAAATTTTTTGCGGCGGGCTTGTGCTTCTGCAATCTCTTCTTCCCTGGCAGCCTTTGCAGCGGCAGCCGCCTTTTCTTCGGCCGCTCTTTTTCTTTTATTTCTGCCCTTTCGCCGCTCAGACATTTCGGCAAGATGTTTTTTTGTCCGCTTTTGTCTTTCTGGCAACCTGGTAAAATAATCTTCGGTCTTTTCCATTTGGCCAAGATCCATCAGAACGTCATTCCTGGCTTTTCTTAAAGCGTTGCTAGCGAAAAGGATTGCCTTATTAGGCCGGGCTTTGGGGCGCAAACTTGTCGCCATTAGTCGCCCGCCCCTAATTTTGTTTGCCTGGCCGCCTCGGATCCTGGCCCCTCAAGTCTCGCGGGAGAAAACAAAAGTCGCAAACCGCCGGTTCTCATGCGCCTACGCCGCCGCTGAACGCCCTGCATTTCGCTTGTTTCTGCCGCTGTTGCACGTTCCTCTTGCCTGGCTTGCGCCTCAGTTACCTTTGGGTCAGTCGCGGGTTTTTTCTTGCCGCCGCCAAATAATCCGCTCATTTGCTAAACCTTACCAATCCAATGTAGTCGGCCCCCTCTGGGCCAAACTTTCTTAATTTACTTTCTACATCAAACCCTATGGCCTTGGCAAACCTTAAAGCCACCTCATTTTCCTCTTTTACATATATTTGCAGCCTTGTGATATCGTTATCCGAAACCGCTTGGTCAAAAAGTGTCCTGGCACCGACTAAAAGTGTCCTGGCGTGGGTTTCTAGCCCCTTACCTGGGACAAGCCAGGCTTCGGCAACGCCTTTCCATATTGGACGCAGCCCGAAGCAGCAAACCACTTTGCCCTGGCCAATGCCCGCCCAACTCCAACCAAGTTCAGAATTTTCAAAAATGTAATCTAAATAGTGCGGAATTGTTTCGACATACTGTAATTCATGCTCCTGGAGTTCCAGTAATTCCAGGTGATTTATCGCAAGCGGGACAATTTGCTCATCCGGCCGCATTTTAAAAGTTGGTAGCTGTATAAGGCCCATTAAAAAATATCAAACTCCGTTTCTGCTGAGAAGCTTTTAGACTGAAAGCTATTGCTGTAAGATCCCCGGCGCAACCGGCGCTGTTCTCCGCCGCCAAGCATTAAATAGCCAAAAGCATCGCCACAGTGGGAATGATCGTTTTTTACCGGCGTATCTTTAAATCTTTCCTGACCCGCGCCCATGCTTTGCCGCTTAAAGAAATATCCACCGCTCAATGATTTCCGTAGGCGCAAGCATTTTTTGTCTACGATTAAGCCGGGTTTTCCACTAACCAACCTGGACATAGGGCTTGCCCCTGCTTCGCGCCGAACCTGGAATGCGTTGCTATCTGTTGGCTGCGCTTTAAATCCAAGCTGTCTAAGGTGATCGAAGGCCGTCACCTCATAGATTTCATCCCGCTTATTGCCCGCCGGATCCCCCCATACCAAAATATCATGCTTAGAATATCGCTCTGCGATGCGGCCTAACATTTCCTGGCCAAACCTTTCTAGGCCCATGTCAAAGGTTACAAGTTCATCACAGATCCGCCAGGCTCCGCCCGCTGTTCTCTGTCCAAATATGGCAGCCGGGGTTAATCCAAAGTCAACGCCGATCTGGATTGGATAATATGGATCCACCTCCACATCCCCGGACATTAGTTCATCGTCGTATTCCGGCCAAACCGGCCGACCTTCCTGGACGAAAGTGTAAAGTCCCTGCGCATAACAGCGGATCCAATCAAGATTTTTACCGCCTAGAAGCTGCTGATAATAGCCTGGCGGCAAATTGTTGCTGTTTTCTGCGCCCTGGTTGACCTTCCACCACTTAGATCCTGAGAAGATGTAGCCCTGGGCTTCGGGGTTTTCGGGCACTTCGCCAGGTTCAGCAAGTAAAACTCCGCCGGGCTGCCGGTAAAATGTCCAGGGAAACTTCCCGCCGATCTTATTTTTCTCAGCTAGATCATGCCACCAATGGTCATTGTCTGGCGGGTTCGTGTCCATCCAAATGCCGTACCAGGTCGGGGATCCATCCGCCTTGGTCGGATAACGGCCAACTCTGTGCGTCAGCCCATCGATAACCGCTTTGGGCAACTCTCTAGCCTCGTTGACCCATGCGCCGGTGAGTTCCAGTGATAGCAATTTGCGAACATCTTGCGGAGAAGATAAGGCCATAAAGATAATTTCGCAGTCAATTCCTGGAATATCTTCCCTGGTCGGGATTTTAATGTGGTGCGAAATGGGCGGCTGCCACCGCATACTGCCCCAAACATCCTCCGGGAACAGTTCTTGCCAGGTCTTAATCGTCGTTGTTCTAAGTTCCGGGTAAGTATTTCTGACAATAACAAACCTGGAATATCTTATTCCGTCCCTGGGGCTAGGCTTTTGGCGGACGGCTCTAAGCATTATTTCAGCCGCGCAGCCGTAAGACTTACCAGATCCAACTGGACCCATTATTCCCCTTACAAAGCTATCGTCGTGCAGAAACTTCCAAACAGTCGGGCTATTCTCAAAGTTTAAATCAAGACTTGGGATCTCGCTCATATTCGCCATTTAATCCTTTCCTGGCAATCATTGCATAGAAATCAGCGCCTTCGCTTACCAGGGCGGTGCGCTCGATCATTTCC